AATGAAGAATGCCCGTACTGCCACCGAGATTTCCCAGATCGGGGCTCTCATGGGCCAATCCACGGATCTTCGGGCTAGGATCTTCCGAATCTCGCTGGGCTACGTCTATCGGCAGGCCTACTCGGTTCTTTGTCAGTTTGGGAAGAAATCCCTTTCTTATTATTTTAATCAGGCCTTTGGAACCATCCCGCCGGAAGCCTTGCAGGTTGAATATGCGATTCATCCAAGCGGAAGCGCTGATGGCATCAACAAGGCCGTTCAGTACCAGAAAGCTTTCAGCCGGATGCAACTATTGGCTGGGAATCCCTTCGTGGATCAGCCCTCCTTGGTTCGCTCGGTTCTTGAAATTGATGATCCGGCCTTGGTCGGGAAACTTCTTACTGATCCCAACCTTCGTGGGCAGGACGAGAAGGAGGAGCAGGCCAAGGAGAATCTTATCATGGAGAGCGGCTATCCTGTTGCGGTTAAGCCTCAGGATGACCATAAGGCCCATATCGAGGTTCTACTTGGCCGGATTCAGCTTCTTACCCAGCAGGGCGGCGGATCTCAGCAGTCGCAACAGCTATATGCCCAACATCTTGAAGGCCATCTCCAAGGCCTAGGTCAAACGGACAAGAACTCCGAGAGGCAGATTCGGGCCATGCTCAGGAAGCAGGCTCAGGATATGCAGGGCCAGATGCAGAATCAGGCCCAGCCTCAGGAGGGGATGACATCAACCCAAACCATGCCTCAGGGCTAAATAGTGTAACAAGCATTTATATGTTGCATAAATTAAAACTCGTCTTACGCCTCTGGAAAGAGCTTGGAGAAGCCTCGGTTGACTGGAAGCAGTCGGACACGGCCAATACCAAGTTGTTCTTTGATTCCGTCTCCGGCAAGCGGTTCATCACCTGTCTGCGAAATGCGGCCACACGTAAGGATATTAACGCAGTTTTCAAAGGCGGCGGATTGTTTGAATCCGGCAAGGCGGTTGGATTTCGGGAAGCACTGGTCTTTATCGAATGGCTGGCTTCCGCCGAGATTGAAGAATTTAACGAGGAATCGGAGCCTGAGGCCGTATCCGAACTCCTCGAAAAACTACGGCCTTAAACTTAACGGGAAGGATACCTGACAAACCATGATTGAGGAGAGCAACATCGGAGTCGAGCAGGCTGTGGAGCCTTCTGACTCCCTCAAGGTTGAATCGGTGAACGAGGAGATGATTCGTGAGCTTGCGGCGCAGGCTGACGGAGTTCCCTACAAACCGAAGGCGGAATCGTCTGCCATCGCCAAGCAGAGCCAAGAGGCCTCGGAAAAACCAGAAAACAAGGAGGAGGAGAAGGGCTCGGATGAGCCAGTCGAATCCCCCAAAGAAACAAAACAAGAAGATTCAAAAGCAGAATCGAGTGATTCTGAAAAGTCTCTCAACGCCTCCGAAACCTCGGATAAGCCTGAAATTAAGGATACCAAGAGGGCAAAGGAAGAGGCTCGCTTGGCTGATAGCTGGAAGAAGCTGGAAGCCGAAAAAGCGCAAGTTCGCGCTATTCAGGCGGAGTTCCAGAGGAAGATCGAAGAAGCTGAGAAGGCTTCCGATCCTACCAGCCCTGCGAAACCTGAAGAGCTTCGCAAGTTTGCTCGTGAGTGGGAGGAAGAGGGCAAGGATGATCTTGCGAAAGCCGCTCGTGTTCAGGCTGAAAAGCTTGAGGAAAAGCTCAAGAGAGATGCGGAACGTGGTGAGCGCAGGATCAAGGAGTTTAACGAAACTTGGAGCTCAAGCGTCAATCGCATGATCTCCGAGAATCCTGAACTCAAAGATGAGTCATCCGATCTTGGCAAGAGGGTTATCTCTCTTCTCAAGAGCGAGGATGCTGAATTGCGTAATCTCATCAATGCCACGCCTAACGGATTCGTCTATGCCACCCAGATTGCAAAGATGCAAAAGGCGGCGGAGGCTTCGGAAGCGTTGAGGACTGAAATTGAATCTTTAAGAAAAGAAAACGGGGAACTTCGGAAAAAGACCTCGCTATCTGCCAGTGGGAGCCAAAAGCCTGCCAAGCGGAAATCCTTCGATGAGATGGATTCCCGTCAGCAGGAAGCTTTCTTACGCAGTATGGCCGTGGATTCTGATGCCGGAGTCCTCATAGGAGATTAAAAATCATGGCTACTATGACTCGCACCAGTGCCTCATCCAACCTATCAAGCTATTTTCAGGCTTACCTGAGCAAGCAGTTGGTTGATCGCATTAAAGAAACACTCAAACTAAACGACTACGCCCAACAGGTTGACCTGCCCAAGAACATCGGATCTCAGTCCGTTAAGTTCTTCCAGTACGACACCGTTCCGGCTTCGTCCAATGTCCAGACCCTCACCGAAGGAACGCCGATCAGCACCTTCCGTGAAGTTGGATTGAATAGCGTCTCTGTGTCGCTCACCCAATATGGGGAAGCGGTAAAAATCAGCGATGTTCTTTCAAATTTAAGCCTCTTTGACGTTCTCAAAGAAGCGGTTGGCGCAATGGGCGAGGAAGCGGCTCTCAAGGCTGATGACCTCTCTCGCGATCAGTTGGTGACTGGCACTGACGTTGGTGGCAATTCCACCACGATCCGTTACGGACAAGGCATTGCATCCTTCGCAACCCTCAACTCCACTGCGGCGGCTTCCGCCTTTTTGGACGCGGAGGATCTGATGGATGCGGTGACTGCGCTTAAGGCGAACAAGGCTAACCCCATGAACGGCCAATATACTGCGCTCGTTCCGCCTCAGATCAGCCGAGACCTGTTCCGTGATACCGACTTCCTGAACACGGTCTATCGTAATGTCGAAAACAAGGTTGGTTCGCTCCCCGCAGGTACGTTGGGCTCCTTCTACGGAGTCCGTATTAGCGAGCACACCAACCCCTTCATCGAAGGAACGACTGCCGGAACCTACAACTCTGCTGGTTCGATTTACAGCACTGTGGTTCTCGGAGCCAATGCCTTCGGCGTGGTGAAGATTGCTGGTGATTCGCCCTTCAGCCCTCGCATCATCCTGAATAATCAGGCTGACAAAGCTGATCCGCTGAATCAGACAACCGTTGCCGGATGGAAGTCATTCTATGCCGCCAAACTGTTGAACGCTAAACGCGCCGTGGTCATCAAGGCCAAGTCTCGTTTCGCCTAAATAGATGAATAAAGGACTACTAATTATAGCTAGTCCCGAGGCAAAGGGGGGCCGCTCAGGAATGGGCGGCTCCCCCAAGCCCGAATCTGAAGGCTCCGATTATTCTTCGGAGAAAGAAGGTTTGGGAATGTCTTTGGACGTACCTGCCGAAAAGCTTCCCGAAGGCACTGCCGAGGGTGATTACGTTGCCCTTAAAGGCAAAGTTTCGAAGCTGGACGACAAAGGCGCAACCATTGAAATCTTTGAAGCCAACCTCACTCCTGAAGAGGGCGATGAGGAAAAGAGCGAGGATGACATCCGAGCTATGGCCGAAGAAGCAGACGCAGGCAAAGCCTGATTGGTTATGCCCATCTATCTCTATGAGAACAAGGATGGGCAAATCGTTCAGGAGATCGTCTCCGTTGAAGATAGGGACAATCGGAAGGGACTCACCAGAGTCCCTTCCGCTCCCTACATCCACCGAGGGGTTTCAGATCCTAATTCTTCGGCGGAAGGCGCAAGAAGGTTTTATCGAGAGTATGAAGAAAAAGGGAAACTCACGAGCCGGAAATTTTCCAAAAGCCGGATCAAAAAAATTTGGAATTGGAGTTAAACAAAAATGAGTTCAATTAAAGAATTATGTAGGGATACGAAACAAGGTGGAAGCTACGGAGCCACCTACGAGAATGGGACTACCGCAATCACGGGAAATTTTGGTTCTATCACTGCCCTTGAGAATAGCGTGTTTAGTTTGCTCACGGCATCGAATTGGGATGGGGATGCTACCACATCTCTGCCCCTGCCTGCCGGAGCCACCATCTACGGCAAGTTCACCGCATTCACCCTGACGAGCGGAAAAGTAGTCGCATACAAGGCCTAAGCAATGCCTTCTATTAAAGAGCTATATAAGCGTCTGGATGACGTAAAGATTGACGCAGATAGCATCAATCTTAATACGGACGGGCTCGAATCGCTTCTTGCCACCACTCAGGCGGATATAGCCTTAATCAAAGCTGACATAGCCAACGGAGTTCTTTCTGACGTAAGGGACGGATCTGGAAACGCAATCACCTCAACCGTCTCTGGGGCAAAAAGAAGTTTGGACGTAACAGCCACTGTTTCTTTCCCGTCATCTCT